AGCAATCAACATCTCGGCGTAGTGGATTACTTTACGTAAGTCTTCTACGCCGTTTTTCTGTTTGTACCTACAGGTATACTTGATGATGTTACCCTCACAGAATGCTAAGTTGTTAGCTAGGATAAACTCAATAGGTTGGATGTTCATGTCCTTGTAGTGACTGCCACCTACCTGCTGAGTCAATGGGTCATCCTCATCATCGCCCATGTAGTGGTCAAGACATTCATGGCACTCACCGTAGTCGTCTAGCCAGTGACCACACTCATTGCAGGTATCCTTAAAAGGATTGAACGGTTCAGTTCCCCATTTAGCCATGTCCTATAGTCCTTCTTCTAGGAATGCAATTACCCAAGCCTTACATATATCAGAACGTACAATGTCGTCAACTGTAAACTCAACGACAGGTATGCCCATGTTATACTTCTTAGCTAGGTGCATGATCTTACTTAAGCCTGACTGTTCTTTAATGTCAGACTGTCGTAGGTCACCATTGATAATGATCTTACAGTTATCACCGATACGAGTGAGTAGCATCTTAACCTCATGGATAGTAAGGTTCTGTGCTTCATCCACAATTACAAAGGCATTACTGAAGCTACGGCCACGCATAGTAGACAGTGGTGCCATCTCAATGTTCTTATTCTTGACACCAGTCTCAACGACACCCTTACCAAGTTGGTGTTCCAAGACTTCAAATACTGGTAGAACCCAAGGGGCATACTTTTCCTCCAATGTTCCTGGCAGGTAGCCTAAGTCCTTACCTACCGATACGTTAGGTCTAGTTATGATGATCTTCTCAATCCTCTTTAAGGCATAAGCATTAGCTGCTGCTGTAGCTGCAATGTAAGTCTTGCCTGTACCTGATGGGCCTAAGACTATGACCTGCTGACTACTCTTCAACGCTTCAATGTAAGCCCCTTGTCTGTCGTTCATAGGCACAAGAGTGATGAGCTTGCTTGTGCTTTCAACTTCAGCACCCTTGTACTTAGTGGCCCGTTTAGTACGCTTAATTGGTTCTTGTAGCACTGATAAGCTCCGCTTCTTTGTAAGGGATGTGAAAGAACTCTTCACCCTTCATGATGTTACGACCACGAGCAGTGGCTAGAGATTCAGGTGTAAGCTGTAATCCTTTAATGTACCAGCACTGTGACATATCATTACTGAATACGTAGAAGTTTACCTTACCGTCATACTTCTTAAGCAGTCGTGACTTACGTTCAGGTATACGTATCTCAGTCCAATCCTCAGGCCAATCACCTGTCCATGCACGTTTAACTTCAGCCTCATTATGGTATGTGATACCATCTTTAATTGAGACTACATCTGCGTAGAAGTTCTCCTTTACTTCTTGCACTTCATGCCCTGCCTTTTTAAGGATAGCTACTAATGCTTCCTTAGCTGGGTTGTCATGCTTGTCGTACAATGTTCTACTGAAGGGTTTACGTACAGCCATTAACTTTCCTTTATAATAAATGAGCAGTTTAATGTCAGTGCTCAGGACATAGTACTAAGTTAAGTCAACCATCTCACAAGAGTTACCACTACAGGCAAAGGTGCTAGTCCCTTTAGAGGTATCCTCAGTTTCAAACTCAGATAGCTTAGCCCAGTCAATACGGTCAGGCATTACAGATAGTAGTGTCTCGTAGTCATGCTTACTGCAATCTTGGTAAGGTGCTTGCTGATAAGTGTGGTCATCGTGTGGTAAAAATGACACACCTGATACCTCATCAAAGTTCTTGAACACCCAAGCTCCAACTTCTAACCACTCATGTTCACGTACTGTGATAGTAACAGATGGCTTATGCTCACACCAATGACGTTGGTATGTAAGCCACAACTCTAGCTGTTCGATAGCTGTCATGTCGTTACGTGTTACCGAACCTTCAGGTGACTTCTGAGGGAAGCTAAAGACTGTAGTGCTATCAGGCTTTCTTACATCTGGTTCAGAAGGGATACCCTGTGAGATCATAAACTGTGTCAGAGGGTCTTTGTTATCACAACGAACAGTACGAATATAATAGGCTGAATGCCTAGCGTGAATCCCAGAAGCGGAGTCAACCAGTTGTGAGACTGTACCCGAAGGTTTAACGCAGGTGATAGCAGTAGAAACAGGGATACCAAGCCGCTCAGCCCACTCAGCATTAGTAGCAACAGCGACATTACGTAGCCTTTCTAGTGTAGCTTCTAGCCCTGCATTAGCATGGGTCAGTAGCTTGTTGTCCATGATACCTGTCAAGCTCACACCTAGCAGACGTTCTTCCTCTGTATTCTTTTGCCAGATCTTACGTAGGTAGGGGAAGTTAGTTAAGGTAGACTGTATAGTGCCAAGGATAGTAGCTAGTCTAACCTTTCTTTCAAGGTCATCAATGGTATCAGTAGCACGTACTACAATTTCACTGAGGTTGCAAAACTCGTATGGACGTAAAATTATCTCGCTGCACGGGTTGCACCCGAACTCAAACTCTGTGTTACGCCTACCATTTTTAGCTGCTTGCTTCTTAGATGCAACACGGGAGAAGATACCACGTTCACCTGACTTAGACTTAACCAAAGAAGTCCACTCAGTTAGGAATGTTTCCATGTCAGGCTTCTCAGTGTAAGCAACTGAGTTGTTAGCTAAGGCACGTTGGCCTTGTCTCTTGATATTTTGTGCTGGATCATCCCACCATTCCCCTGACTTAGCATTACGCATACGGTCATCAGATAAGTTAGACAGAGAGATCATAGCACTGCGGCGTACACCACCGACAACTACTACCTCACCTATCTTACACATGATGTCATGTACTTCAATGCTTGAGAGCCTACGTCCTTCAGCATCTTTAAACTTATCAGTTACAAAGTTGAACAGATCAACCAATGGTGCTGGGCCTGATGCACGGCCACCAAAGACTTTAAGTTTAGCACCTGCAGGGCGTACCTTAGACACATCCCATGTAGGAATCTCACCTGAGTAGAGCATAGCAATCAGCTTACGTAGTCCTTTAGCCCAGCCTTCTTTGCTGTCGTGTACTACGATAATGTCTTCACTCTTGAATAGGGTAGGTACTTCAGGTAGCTTGCTGACGTACTGACTTTCAACGGAGAAGCCTACACCTGTGCCACATAGCAAGATATACATAGCCTCATCGAAGGACTTCATGTCGTCTACTGGTAGGTAGCTACAGTTGTAGCCAGCAGTGTTGTCACGATCCAAGGCTGGGCCAGCAGTCATTACACTACGCATAGATGGCATAACCTCTAGGTTAAGTATAGCTTCACGTAGTTCAAGAGCTATACCTACAGTGTCAATGTCTAGGTTACGTCTAACAACATTGTCCATGAAACGATCTACTGTTTCACCCCAGTTCTCACGGCGTTTATCCTCCTCAATCCAACGAGCATACCTTGAGGTAGCAATGAAAGATTGATAGTCAGTGGGTAGGTAGTTGTTAATCATTTGAGTGTTTCTCCAAGTCATCTTTACGGAAGATCAGGTCTGTAATTTCGTTTCGGTTAATGCCAATATCTTTTAGCTCACGGTCAGATAAGGAGTAAAGATATTTAATAGTAGCCCTATGCTTATGCCAAGTAGATACATAACGCAAGAACCTAACGACACAATTCTCAAAGATTATCTTACTAAGTTTATCAACGGTTATCACCTGATCCTCCTAACATCCCTCTTGCCTTACGGCTTTGCAATTTAATTAAATTCATCTCAGCTATCTCAGATAGATCGTAGCCTAAGTCATTAGCTAGTGCAGCTACGTACCACATGACATCACCAAGTTCCTTAGCTAACTCAATGTCGTCTAGTGTCCCATCACGTAGCCACTTCTTAATCTTCTCAGCTACTTCACCTGCCTCACCACATAAACCTAGTGCAGTATAGAGTATCTTATCTTTATAGATAGCAGTAGTCATTACCTTCTCTTGATACTCATCCAAGGATAGTGGTTCCTTATCTTGGAATCGTTCTATGTCCTCACCTGTAATCATTCTTCAATCCTCTTCCATTCTTCTAGCTCAGCATCTAAATTAAAGTAGTCCTTAGTATCAATGAGTCCCTCAAGTACTAACATCTTAATGACAAACTCTTCTGATATATCATTCTGTTCAAGGAGCAGCATCAGTCCATAGTTCTCGAACAGTGCTGTGATCTTACTCTCCAAGTCAAACATTTAACCTTACTCCTACTCTAGTACAAGGGTTAGTTTGGTTGCGAAGTATACACCATACTGGTGGTGTTTGTCAATGCCCAAGATCATAGGATACCTTACCCTCTTCAATGGTTAGAGGTTCAATAGACTTGCCAAAGTGTGCCTTGAAGGCCATAGCTGTCTTCATATCCTCGAAGTAAATCTCTTCGTCGAATAGATCACCATCACACTCAACGAGGCAGACACACAGGATCATGCCTTCCTCATCTTCTATTGGGCCGTTAAGAACTCTGTGTACTTTTGTCATTTCTCTTTAATCCATTCTATAGGTATAAGTTTATCAGCGTAAAGGAATCCATTCTTAATACACCAGTCAGCATAAGTAGTCTTGGAACCCTTGCTTATCTTAGCCCTAGAGTTACTGAAAACAAACCTGATGTCAAGCTCTTTGTGTTGTTTCTTGACGAGCAGATGTTTCTTTCTATCTGCTGCTACAAACCTACCCTTAGACTCAATGATGATACCGTTAGGTAGGATGAAGTCAGGGGTGTATGTCCTGACCTCATTGACTTCATACTTAATCTTCTCAGTCTCATACTTAACTGGAACCTTTAAGACTTTCAACTGGGTAGAGATAGTCTCCTCTAGACCTGAACGGTAGCCAGCTTTGATTGCTCTCTGCCTAGTTGTAAGAACCTTAGCCATTAAGCTTCTCATTCACCCGTGGCTCAGACACTACGTCAACTAAGAACAGTGGGCCTGTCTCATACAGGAAGGTACGTACCTCAGGGTAGCAAGCCTTCTTGAACTCACAGTAGGAGCAAGCCATAGCAAGCTTCATGTTAGGGCTAGTCTTTGACTGAGGTACAGGTGGGATACGGTACTCAGGGATAGGCCCAGCTACTAATGCCCTAGCCTTATCCATCTCATTCTCTTTGTTAGCCATGTCATCTGTGAAGTCGTAGACATCTAAGCAGATGTTACCCAGTGTCTTATCAACAACCAGGAATGCACCCTTAGTCTTATGCTCTACTAAGTTATCATCCTTACCACCGTATACGTAGGAGCTAAGCTGGCTGATGTAACCAAAGGGGTCGTTGTCACGTAGGCTACCATCCTTAAACTTCTTAAAGGAAAAGGTAGAGGCTGACTTAACATCAACGGTAACACCATCAATGACAGCATCCCTACTACCCTTAATACCATGTACGTTTAGCCTAGACTGCATACCTGTGACAGTGTGACCTGCTGCCATAGCTAACGACAAAGTTAGTACCTCAATCATATCACCAAAGAAGAACTTCATGGTAGCGCTAGCAGGTAGCTCCTCAGCTACATCACATCCATTCACCTTGTACCATAGCTTACGATCACAGTGTGTGCCTACTGAGGACAAAGACAGGTAGTTACGTGGACGTTGTACTTCCATGAACCTCGTCTTAGCAAGCTCAGCCATTGACTCAGAGAAGTAGTGAGTGATTGCATTGTCCCATCCACCCATACCTTTAAGAACATCTTGGATGTCCTCTACTAACGTGTCTATAGTTTTATTATTTGTCATGATATACAATAACCTTTCCAGTATTCCATGTCTTTGCATACTCCTCAGCCTTAGCTTTGTCAACAAAGACTAACGGCTCACTGTCGTAAGTGAAAGGGTTCTCAGCACTGGCATACATCCACTCACCAAGTTCTATTTCAAACATAACTCTATACTTAGGCATCACCCATATCCTCTGTTTCAAGACCCTTCTTGATAAGCTTTACGAAACCATACTCAAATATTTTATGGTATGTTTCTGCACTTAAGTCAAGTGTGAGTGTAGCTGTCCCGTCCTCATTGTCTGTTATAGTTTCTATTTTAATAAGATCATTCATCTTTCAACTCCTTGATATGTTTACGAAACCTTTTGTTGTAAGCACGTTTGATCTTCTTTAACTGACCACTCTTCCATAGTAAAAACTTACGAGCTTTAGTAAGTCCATCATACTCGTCACCACCTTTCATTGGTATTCGTTTAGTCATCAGCTAATCTCCACATAAATAATATCAGGGTATTAGTAACACTCATTTTAGGTTGATTAATAATACTATAATGTTAGTAGCCATCATAGTAATCTCAATGCTTGCCACGATACAGGGAATAACTCCCACATCTTATCACTGATCTTGTCGGCTACGATACGTGTCTCAAGTTGTGTGTCAGGCTTGCATCTTTCATTACACATCTTAGCCCATGCACCTACCGTACCTGACCACCACCATTCAGTCATAGTGAACTGAGGTAAGTAGCCACGTGCTTGCTCAGGACAAACACCAGCCTCTAACATTTCACGGTATGTCCTAAGAGAAGTGTAGTTTGCAAACTCTACTAAATCTTTACTGGGGTATACAACACCATCACTACCTTGTTTCTTATCCTTAGCCCTACCCCTGAATACATCAGGCACATATATCTCAGGCTCATCATCAACGTAACGCCGTGACACTTCATTCCAAGGTAGGTACTCATGCTTAACTAAATGTCGTGCCACTACGAT